GAATCGCTTGTATTCCACCTGTTTACTCCATGCAGGCCCATAAATCGGGGCTTTGTTCTAGTCTATGTCCCCGCTACGCCACAACACTGCACGAAAGTTAACTGATGTAGTCACAGGGTTTGCTTTTCCTTAAGCAAAGGCCGGCGCGGTGGTGTCCTTAACCGTCGCCTCTATTTTTTGCTGAGGCAGGCATTTTCGGATGTTCGTCAGTAATGCCTCCGCAATGATTGGAGATACGCTATTGCCGATCATTCTAAAGCTATGCCAAACCGTCGCATGAAATACAAAATCGTCAGGGAATCCCTGCAAACGGGCAGCCTCTCTGGGGGAGATAACGCGGTTGTGCTCTGGATGAAGCGGTCGAACGGATTGATATGACCCCCGGTCACTCCCCGTGCCAGCTCGAAGGGTCGGGCAAAGTCCATTCCAGTCTAGCCTTTTGTGTTTTCCCACCGGGTCTACACCCCCTTGCGGTACGTTGGCGTAGCGTTTGATCGTTTCATCGCGGTGTTTTGTCAACTGGTGCCCGGTAAAGTAACCGCTTGGTGATCGTAGTTTCTGGGCGTATTTCGAGACTACTTTCTCACCGTCGTAGGCCCACTGCTTTGCATCTGAAACTGGTATGCCTGCGATATCGCCAATGGCATCTTTTACAGTTGTTCTACTGGATTGGCTTGCGATTAGGTCTGCAATGGACGGTACGTCCATTTTTTTTGGGTCAAATCCAAACACGAAGATCCGCTTACGCTTAGTTGGCGCTCCGAAGTCAGATGCATCCAACGTCAATGGGCCGAGAATGACCCAACGCCCCTGCAGCGTGCTTATAGCATTGTCCAAAATCGGACGATTCTCTGGAAAGCCCAAACCTGGCACGTTTTCCATCATAAAGAATGCGGGCTGGACCGCTTGGATGATTCTAAAGAAATGATTCACCAGATCCCGGCGTGGGTCATCTGGTAAACGCTTCCCTATACCGCTAAACGCTTGGCACGGAGGCCCACCAATGACTCCATCTACTCCCATGGGTAGCAATGCGGACAACTGCTCCTTCCCCAGCGTCGCAACATCCGCCTGTAAGAACCGTGTGCCCGGAAAATTGACGCCAAAGGAGCTGGAAAGGATAGGGTCTACATCCACTGCCAAGGCAGTCTTGAACCCAGCCCTTTTCGATCCGAGCGCGAGCCCTCCGCAGCCACTAAAGAGGTCCAGAATGGTGTGCATGAATTTGCGCCTAGCCTAAATGGTCACGGACGATACACCAATCAGGCCGAGCTGTCGATCGGGGCACGGTCAGGACTACCGTTGCAGCCGCGAACTTGGCATTATCAAGGAAGGAAACAAGGAGAGTGAGTGAGCTAATGGCAGCCGAACTGGATGATGATGAGATCAACGCGGAGCCTACAAAGGCTTTTTTTGTGGACATGCTGGTTCGAGACATTCCACTTGAGCAGGCAATACTAGATCTAGTCGACAACTGCATTGATGGTGCTAAGCGGCTGGCTCAGGCTAAGCAAAGTTCTGAAACCCCGCATGAAGGATGTAGGGTTGATATTACGTTTAATCGCGATCTATTTAGCATTGTAGATAACTGTGGCGGTTTTGACCGAAATACTGCTCGGACTTATGCTTTCCGTTTTGGACGACCACGCGGAGCGGTACAAACTGCTCATTCCATAGGTCAGTTCGGTGTCGGCATGAAGCGTGCCCTGTTCAAGTTCGGAAAGCACTTCATTGTAAGATCGGCAACAAGTGATGAAGAATGGGCTATCGAAGTTGATGTTTCCGCTTGGGAACAAGCAAATAAGTGGACGTTTCCATGGGTCGAATTTGGAAATAGCACCACGATTTCGAAAGCCAACCCTGGCACCGATATAGTTGTGACCAACTTACGACCAGAGGTAGCCTTCAGGTTTTCAACATCAATTTTTGAAAACTCTATAATCGGCTTAATCAAATCCAAGCATCGCCAGTTCATTTCGGAAGGTCTTCAGGTTTTTGTAAATTCGAAAAGAATTGATGCCACCAACATCTATCTTCATGTAACTGACAAAATGCAGCCTGGCAGGGACGTTCTTCGATTTGAGGAAACAGGCCAGGCCCCTGTAGATGTGAATATCATTGTAGGCGTTGGGCCGTCGGCACCTAAAGATGCTGGCTGGTATGTAATTTGTAACGGGCGAGTGGTTTTAGAAGCTGACCGCAGATCTGTAACTGGCTGGGGACTTTTGGAGGACGAAGCTAACAAGACGTTGATCCCTACGTTTCACAACCAATTTGCAAGGTTTCGCGGCATTGTCTCATTCGATTCTGAAGACTCATCCAGGGTGCCGTGGAACACTACCAAGACTGACGTAGATCAAGACAGCGTGGTTTGGGTGAAAACTTCTCAGCGCATGTTTGAAATGATGCGCCCAGTAATAGATTTCCTTAACAACCTCGATAAAGACATTGATGAGTACACTAGGGACAAAAGCCCTCTGCTTGACCACGTTTCCAAGGCCAACTCAACACGCCCCGAAGCCCTAGACTATAAGGCAGAATTTATTGCCCCAGTCAGAGGATCAATTACCAAAGGCCCTCGTTACATCAAGATCCAATACTCGAAAAAATTTGAGGAGGTAGAATTTTTGCAGGATGAGCTTGGAGTAGGGTCAGCCAAGGCTGTGGGTGAGACCACCTTCGACCTAATCTTTAAGAGGCACAAGGAATGAGTGCTAGCTTTAGGAAAATTGACTACTCTCTTCGTCCGGCGAAGTATGCTGAGCGGAAGATGTTTGTCGAAATCCTTCGCAGACTGGCGGCTTTTCAGCCAGTTGAAGACTATGCGTATATCGGCTTCGGCTCGGTATGGTTCTCGGACTTTACTTTATTCCATCGTGCCCTTGGCATTAAGAGCATGGTTTCTATTGAGCAGGCAGTGGATGCAAGGGAGCGAATAGAAGCAAATAAGCCTTTCCAGATCAGAGTGGAATACGACAACTCTTCCTCCGCACTACCTAGGATGGAATGGGATAGAAGAGTAATAGTGTGGCTTGACTATGACGGCCCCTTGAACACATCTATGCTTGAAGATGTCCGAACTGTTGCTGCCAGGTGTTTGTCCGGTTCAGTCATAGCGGTTTCGGTACAGTGCATGAGGGCACCAGAGTACACCGCTTATGAACTTGAGAAAGCCACTGACGAAAATGCCATCGGTGCAATTGAACGGTTTATAGGTGCATTTGGCAGGCAAAGAGTCCCCCCGGAGGCTTCGGACGAAGATCTAATATCTTGGCCATACGGCAAACTAGCAAGGCATATGCTGCGATCAGAGATTGATTCTGCCTTAGCAAATCGCAACACCGGCGGTGATAACCCGTTAAGCTTTTTACCGATATGTGAAATTGAGTATCAGGATGACGCTCGCATGACCACATTGATTGGCTTGGTCGCAGATGCCGCAGATAATCAGCGTTATCCTCTTTGCGGGTTTGACCGATTAGATTTTATGCCTGCGCCTGGGCAACCCATCAGAATTGACATGCCGAAGCTCACCATCCGAGAACTTCGCTATTTAGAACAGCAGTTGCCTCTTGGCGACAATGAAGTCTCTTTTGGAGCGATACCAACGTCAGATGCGAACAAATTTATAAGGATGTACCGCTACTTCCCTAACTTCGCCGTAATGGAAGCATAAGGATAGCGGGGCGCTGCCCTACTATTTACATTATTCGTACAGACTGGTGTAGTAGGTTTACACGCCCCCTAATCACAAGTGTTAAGGTATCGAAACAGCGGCTCCATAGCGGCGTCGCTTACCTTCGCTAATCAAAGGGAGTCAATGTTATCGTCAGGCCACTCACGCGGCTCTGTTTGCTGCGTTTCAGCTTTCTGATTCGCCTCAGCTGAGCGTTGCTTCGCGAACTCCTGTATTCCCTGCGAACCTTGGTAGATGGCAAACATCGCAGCCACAGTCACGCCTGCTTTCAGTAGCGCACGTTCAATATCCATATCCGTCCCCTCCTCCGATCCTTCGGGCGTACCAGCGCCTAGCTACTTCCCGTGTGATCGCTATCCCGCGTTTTGATCGGTCAAGTTTCGGTTGGCCTCGTCGTACTCGGGGCTGGTCTGGCCTATCTCCGGCGCGACCTCGCCGCTGACCATCCACCAGCGATACGACGGATACAGCGCTCCTAAGGCCTCTATCTCGTCGGTGCTAATCCGAACGTCTTTGTTGTAGAGCACTGTTCTCCAGCGATTCGAGCCGATCGGAGTCTCTCGCACGAGGCGATCCATTCCAGCCATAGAGGCAACTGTTCTAACGCGCTCGTTTATCGTGCCCATTTCTTCTAAATATTTTGTTCAAATAGTTTGAATTTCTGAACAGCAGTTCATATGCTTTGTTCAACTATTTTGACTCAAGTATCTGAGTCGAATGCTTGGACGAGTATAGGACAAAAGCTATGGAACAGTCTGGCGTAGTGGGGTTAACCATCGAAGGCCAAGCCGAACGGATCGTCAGCTTCCGCGAAGCGCCGTTCTGCACGCAGCTTGTGCTGGCTGAAATGATGGGCGTCGAGCAGATCACCGAAGACGTGGTGCGCGGCTGGGTGGAAACCTACACCCTCCCGACCGTGAAGATCGGCCGCCGCCGCGTCATCAACCTGCACCGCATCCGCCGCGACATCGAGCGGGGCAAGTCGGTGTTCTGCCAGGGGGATTACGCCGATGAATGAGGCTATCGACCATGAGCGCCTACAACCGGCTTCCCCACGCACCGGACTGCGACTGCTCTGTCTGTTGGTCCAGACGCGAAATGGCGAAACCCGCTCCCTCCCCGTCCACACGCTGCGCCCAATGCCGCCCCGCCTCTGCGCGGCCGATTCGCACGCTGCAAATGGGCTGCATCGGTGGAACCTGGAAGCCTCTGGTCTCGGAGTGGCAAGTGGAACCGGCCTATATCTGCGAGAAGCACACGCCACCCGAGCGCCCCGCGAAGTGGTGGAGCGTTGCTTACCAAGATTCAACCTCGGCGCCGAGCGAGCAGTTTCCGTTCTAGCCGAAACCCCGACCGAGGCCGAACAGGTCCAGGGCCGCGCTCCCGGCTCGTCGGATCACGCTTCACCGATCCGGCGAACGGAAGCACGGGCGGAGCGCACCCTTGACCCTGCACGAACAGAAACAGCCTCCGCTCGTGAGTGTGGGGCAGCTTCACCGCCCCGCGCTCCCGAGCCCTCGGCGGCAAGAGTGGGATGACAAGGGCAAAGCCCTTGGTGTTAACCAACTAGAGAACACGCACAACGCGAAGTTTTAACCGGTAGGCCAAGTAACAGATCACCTCGGCGAACTTGCAAGTTCACCGGTTCGGGATCGCTCGGTCTGCAGAAAGCAAAGCCGCGCAATAAAGCGCAACTAGAGAGAGGAAACACAAATGGCACGTTCGACTATGGAAGTTGCATTTCTCGGCACTCAGAAACTCGCCTTCAGCCAGAACGGCAGCGAAGTAAAGATCGTCAAAGTCTTCTATGGCGATGAGCCGGACGGCCAGACCGAAAACGGCCTGTCCATCGTCAGCATGGATGTTCCCCTGGAAGTGGCCGACGAAGTGTTCGCCTCGGGCGCCAACTTCGAGCCGCTGGAAACCGTGCGTATCCACTTCGAGATCGCCCGAGCCGGCAAACAGAAGGGCAACAATCTCTGCCTGCATCTGGAATCGGTGAAGCCCGCCACCCAGGCCACCAAGCCCACTCAGCAACCGACCCCAACCGCCAAGCCAGCCGGCACCCAGCCGGACCCGGCCAAGGCCAACTAACCGGGAGGGGCGGCCATGCTGATCGATGACCGGGTGTACTGCGACTGCTGCGGCAACGACATGGGCAAGCTCATGGCGCTGCCCGCGCCGCAAAGCGACCTGCTGCCAGACCTCAGCCTGCCGCCCCACTTCGCCGTCTGCCCTGACTGCGAACCCTCCGAACAAACCGCCGACCTCGAGCAGGCCGGCGAATGAATTTCCTCGCCTGTGACGGTGACTGGCTGCAAGGCGCCGATGGCTCGCCCATCTGCTCCGGCTCGCTGGTCGCCCTCACGGTCGAGGAAATGCAAAGCCTCTACGGCTCTGCACTGACCTGGGACCAAGTCTCCGAGCTGCAAGGCGAAGCGATTGTTCTGTTCGCCACCGTGTTCGGCTTCCTGGTCCTGAAAAAAGCCCTGAATCAGTGAGGTATCACCCATGCAACTGAACAAACACTTCATCAAGAAAATCGGCCTCGGCGCTGCCGTTGCTCTCTCGGCTGTAGCCGGCTCTGTCTATGCGGCAGTCCCGGCTGAAGCCACCACCGCGCTCGATACCGCTGGCACCGACGTCGGCACCATTGGCTGGGCGGTGTTCGCCGTGATCATCGCCGCGATGGCGTTCAAGTACATGCGCCGCGCCCTGTAACCGGGGTTTTGCGCACTGCATGTGCCGAAGCAAACAAACCCCGCTCCGGCGGGGTTTTCTCTTCCAGGGAAACGCCAATGAGCTACGAACTGTACGTCCTGATCCTGACCACCCTGGCGTTCTATCTCGTGTTTTTTGGGCGGGTGTAGGGATGGATCTTCTATTTTTTAGTTCTTTAACCCGGAAGATGTGGTTCTCTTCATTGCTGTTAATGCTATTCGTTATCTGCTCTGAGAGCGTCAAAGCTGAGGACTATTACTGGGTTGTTATCAGTTCAGAAACATATCTTCCAAGCGGGTCAAGGTTTGAAAGCCCGTCTCAGGCGTGTACAGCTCTTGCCGCGGCTAGGCCTAGCGGTCCGTATACCCCGATTATCCTCATGGAAGTTCCCACCGAGGCGACGTGTTCCCTCAAATGGAACTTCAACGGTTCGGTTGTTGCGATCCACTATTTGTCCCGTAGGGGCGATTCGTGTGGTGATGGTTCTGAATACAATTCCGCAACTGGCGAATGCGTCGCCCCTGAACCCGATCAATGCGCCACCGCAACAGGTGAGTTCGTTCACGAGTACAACGCCGGCTCTCTGGACCCATCCGTACCGCCTTCGCTGCCTCCATCTTCGATCTGTGAAAGCGGCTGCCTCTACAACCGCACCGCCACGGTCAAGGGCTGCAACCGCTTTCTTGAAGACACCACCGGCAAGGACCTGAACTCCGTTTATTGCAAAGTGGTTTACCAGGGCGCCGGCTCGCAATGCACGTCAAACAACCCGCCTCCCGGCAGTGTGTTCGATCAGCCACCATCCAAGCCTCCGGCCGACAGCACGCCTCAGTTCACCAGCGAAAGCCTATGCGGTGACTGGGTCACCAACGCGGACGGCTCGCAATCGCGCAACTGCACCAGTAGCGAAAAGCTGAAAGAGCCCGGCCAGCTCAACTGCGATAACGCCGGCGATTACCTGCACTGCACCACCGGCAAGCCCGCGCCGCGATTCGAAGACACCACTAAGACCGAGGAAACCACCAAGACCACCAACCCGGATGGCTCCAGCAAGACGGAGACCACCACCACGACCGACAAGACTGTCTGCGTTGGCACCAAGCCCTGTACGTCCACCACTGCCGAAGAAACCTCGACGTCCGAGACGGATGCCGAGGGCAAGCCCGGCGACGAAACCAAGTCCTGTACCGGCTCCGGTTGCACGCCCGATGAAGGCGAAGGCGAGGATGAAGGTGAAGAAGGCCCGGAGCGTTTGGCTTCTGCCGGCTCCTGCGATGCGTCGTTCTCCTGTAGCGGCGACCCGATTGATTGCGAGGTGCTGCGGCAGCAGAAAGAGCAGCTGTGCCTCGCTGAGGAAATGACCGATTTCCCCAAGCAGCAATCCGCCATCGAGGCCGCTGTTACCGGCGACCGGTTCCAGCTGGATGAAGGCTCCGGCGTCATCGACGTGCCTTCCTTCATCAACCAGGGCACTCGCTTTCTGCCGTCTGCTTGTCCTGCCGCCGAGAGCTTCAGCCTGACCACAGCGGGCGGTCGCACTTTCCAGCTCAGCTACGAACCGCTTTGCCGCGCCGCCAGTGACCTGAGCGGCCTGTTTGTGGCTGTGGCCACCGTTCTTGCCGCCCTGTATGTGGGCCGCGCCGTAGGAGGTCAGTGATGCAGTTTCTATTCATCGTCCAGATGCTCGTGATCATCGTCGGGCCGCTGGTGAAGATGGTGTTGAAGATGATCGGTTTCGGCTTCGTCTCTTACATGGGCTTCAACCTCATCATTGGCCAGGCGCAGGACTACCTGTTCGGGTTGATGGGCGATGTCGGGCCGGTCATCCAGGGGATTCTCGGGCTGGCCAAGTTCGATGTGGTGGTGAACCTGTATTTCGCCGCGATCTCCACGCGCTTCGTCCTCGCCGGGATCGACAAGGCGACCGACCGCAAACGCAATCAGGTCTGGCATAAGCCGGGCGGCACCTCTATCGACGCATAAGGAGGCGCCGTCATGCTCGTTATCCGTACCGGCAAGCCCGGCCATGGCAAGACCCTGAACACCATCCGCGAAGTGGACCAGAAGGCCCACGCCGAAGGCCGTGTCGTCTACTACCACAACATCAACGGCCTCAAGCCCGATCAGCTGCAAGCGCAGTGGTTCGAGTTCGAAAATCCCGAAAAGTGGTTCGAGCTGCCGAACGACTCGATCATCGTCGTGGACGAAGCGCAGGGCTGGTTTGGCTCACGCGATCCACGGGCGCGGCCACCGGAGCACATCACCCGCTTCGAGACCATGCGCCACCAGGGCCACGAAGTGCACCTCGTCACCCAGGACCCGCGTTATCTCGATGTGCACCTGCGCCGGCTGTGCAACACGCACATTCACTACTGGCGCGTCTTCAAGTCCGCTCAGCTGCTGCGCTTCGAGTCGGAAGTGGTGGTGGAAAAGGTCGAGCTGAAGACCAGCTTCAAAGATGCCGACAAGAAGTCGCTGCGCCTGGATAAGCGCTACTTCGGCGCTTACACCAGCACCAACGCCAAGCACCACTTCCAGGCCAAGGTGCCGACCAAGTTCATCTTGGCCATCTGCGTGCTGATCGGCGCGGGCATCCTCGTCTATCGCGCCTATGAGCGTTACAACATCGAGAAAGCACAAGCCGAGACAGCTAGCAGCGCGCCGGCCGGGAGCATGGTCGATCAGGTGCGCGATACGGTCGGTGCGTTCATCAAGCCTGTGGGCGAAACGAAGACCGATGCGCCTGAGAGTGTCGCCAGCTACATCGGGCGGCGTGTGCCTCGGGTGCCGCAGGTCCCATCGTCGGCGCCGATCTACGACGAGCTGACGCGGCCCGTGTCGTTTCCTCGGCTCTACTGCATGTCCAGCACCGACCCCGCGACCTATGCCCGCGAGTTCGGGCGAATGGCGCATGCCGTCGTCAACGGAACACCCACCGTTTGCCAGTGCTACACGCAGCAGAGCACGCGGGTCGAAACCGACTTCGCCTTCTGCATGCGCGTGGTCGAGAACGGCTTCTTCGATCCGACCCTGCCTGATCGCTCCACCGGCGAGCGAACCCAGCAAGTCCAGAACAACCAGCCTCCTGCAATGCAGGCGGCACGCCCTGGAGCAGCGCAGCCAGCCGGTGGCACGAACATGACTGTCGTGCCGTACCAGAAAGGGCAATTCCTGTGGTGATGACCGTCAGCGCGCGTGCGCTCCGCGCTCTTTGCACGCGCGGCGAGGCACGAGCCGGCGTGCAAACGCGCGCGCTGACGTCCCTGTAACACGTCAGATAACCACTACTAAGCAACCACAGTAATCCAGAGTAAAGGGGAAAACGGAATGGCCAATAAGGACTTCAAACGAATCGACCTCATGACCGGGTTGGAAGACTCGCAAAGCAGACTATTCGTCGACCCGGGCACCGCTCGGATAGTCGATCTATCCAAGGTCCGCTTGCTGCGTTGCGGAGTCGATACGGTCCGCCAGCTGTACCGCGGACTGATCCGTCCCGAGATCATGGCGCTATTCGAGAAACCGGGCGCAATGGTCCAGTTCGCTGGCGAGTTCTGGCATGCCGGTCGGGTTGGCCGGGATTCGGGCTACCAGTACAAGCTCCAAAATGCTGACCTCGGGTTCATCCTGCTCATCAAGAACTTCAACGCCAAGCTGGACCAAATCGGCCCACACCTGAAAATCGAAGTGTCGCCGCACGCCATCGACGCGTTGTCGCCTGAGCGCCTGCAAGAGCGCATGGACTATTACGCCGCAGCCGTGATGACCCACCGCGAACGCAACCAGTGCGCTGTTCATCTGGCGTTGGATCTCCAGGGCTGGCTGCCTCCGGTGGATCTGGTAGCTCGCCTGCACTGTCGCGCCAGGACGCACCGGGATATCACTGGCATAAACCAGATCGAGTGGGCCACCAAGTCCAGCGTCTACGGTCGTGGTGAAACGTCCATGTTCGGTTCCCCTGGTGGCGTCCAGCTGTGTATCTACAACAAGACTGAACAGGCCCGCGCAACCGATAAGCTCGACTTCTGGGAAAGCGTCTGGCGTCGCCGGGATTCGTTCGATTCGACCGATCCCGACAACTACGATCCGACCCAAGATGTATGGCGCATCGAGCTGCGCTATCACCATTCGGTCATCCAGCAGTTCGCCAGCGGCTCGATTGACGCAAGGACCGGCCAAGCCCTTGAAACGGACTCCTATGCCGCGTTCTCGGCCCATCTGGATGGCCTGTGGCGCTACGGGCTGGGTCAATTCAAGCTGCTCTCCCGCCCCGGCTATTTCGAACCCATCTGGACGCTGATCCGCGACGACATCCGTGTCGATGTACCGGTCGATTCCCTGGTCGATGAAACCGAATACAAACGCTACTACAAGACCTCTCGGGGCTTCTCAGGCAAGAACGTGGAGCTGTTCCTGGGAAACTTCGTAAGCCTACTGGCACGGGAGCGAGTGGGCGCTAAAACCGCATTTGATCGACTGAAGGAATGGGAATGCTGGCCGGTGATTCGCGACCACTACGCCTCGAAGGATATGACGGAGCGTGATCTGTACAAGCACATCAAGAACCTGCTCCAGGAACGGCATGTGCGATGGGGTCGCGCTATATGACGGCACGCAAGGACGGTAAGACCTGGACGGCTGACTTCTACGAAAACGGGCGAAGTGGACGCCGTATCCGCAAGAAAGGTTTTCTGACCAAGGCCGCTGCCCAGCGATACGAAACGGATTTCTTCAAGAGCCTGACGCTAACCGGGCGACCGCTGGATGATCGGCTGTCGGATCTGGTGAACCTCTGGCATCAGCTGCACGGCTGCACGCTCAAGGACGAGAACGTTGGCGATCACGAAACGGCTTGGCGATCCGCTCGCCTCTTCCTTCGATGCACTGGCATGGGCGCGGTATCGGCAGCAACGGTTGAAAGAGGCGTCTCCGCATACGGTCAACCACGAGCAACGCTACCTGTCCGCCGTGTTCGCGGAGCTGATCCGGCTCGGTGCCTGGGTGGGAAAGAACCCGCTCGCCAATGTCCGCCAGATCAAGACCGATCAGGTAGAGCTGACCTTTCTCACGCTGCCGCAGATCCGCCAGCTGCTCGAAGAGTGCAAACGCTCCACCAACAATCACACCTACCCCGTCGCCCTACTCTGCTTGGCTACCGGTGCCCGCTGGGACGAAGCCGAGTCGCTGACCCGTGCCGCGATCTACGGTGGCAAGGCTCACTTCCACCGAACCAAGAATCGACAGTCGAGATCCGTACCGATCCCGAAGGATGTTGAGGATCTGGCGTTGAAGGTGGGGATGCCTGGAAACGGTCGGCTGTTCATGCCCTGCCGGTCGGCCTTTCGGTGTGCCTACAAGCGTTGCGGCTTCGACACCCCGGGCCAGATGACCCACATCCTGCGGCACACGTTCGCGAGTCATTACATGATGGCCGGTGGCGACATTCTCGGCCTGCAACGAATCCTGGGGCACTCGTCGATCACGATGACCATGCGCTACGCGCACCTGTCGCCGGATCATTTGGAATCGGCACTGCGGCTTTCGCCACTCTCCCAAAGCAATCACACGGTGGGCGTCGATGCTTCAGTTCTCTAATAAATTGAAGGCATACTCAGCGCGGTTAGTCGGCCTGAGATATCGCATGGAAAGTAAAATCCCCCTCCCAACCGATAACCTATACAAGTTTTTTGCTCTATTTGCGCTTGTTGTTTTTCTGTCGGGATTCGGCACCATCATCTATGCGACAAGCGCCACGAACACCATTGCATTCGAACACTGGGTCGAACTGGAGAGCCTACAAGCTCTGAAGGAGCCAACCTTAGAACAAGCAGCACGCTTGCGATCATTAGAGCGGAGAATCGAGGTCGCTGTTGCGGACAAGGAAACCTATACGCTACTTGGTCAGTTCTTGATCGTGGCAGGCGTTGTCGGGATGTATCTAGGCTTTAGCCACTGGTACATGCGCATACAGCCCCTTGCGGACCAAATGGCAGACACTCAGTTGGAAATAGCGAAGCTTCAGCTGCTCAGCCTGAAGGCAGATTTGAAGTCGAAGGGAATCGACGTAGACAAGCCGTAGTCACTTCGTAGTCACCTACACAAACAAAAAAGGGGCTAGCTTTCGCTAACCCCTTGTTTTGTCTGGTGGCTACACCGGGACTTGAACCTGGGACATCAGCATTATGAAT